AACTATTATCATATGGAATCAGGGGGAATGGATGGTAGTAATAATAGTAATGATAGTAATAATAGTAATAATAGTAATAATATTGAGAATCATTATCATTTCCCTTATCAATCAGAGAGATAAATAAGAATAATTATCATTTAGGGTAATCATAATATAAAAATATTATTCATAGGGGGGGGGTGTTATTATGGATGGATTATGTTACGTTGAGGACCATAAAAACTTGAGAAGAAAATATCAAAAAACGATATTAGAAAATATAGAAAAAAGGGGGGAATATAATTATTTCTAAGTGTTTGTTTTTATTACTAATTTATTATTATTAAACTATTGACTTTTAATTGTGGCTCCCATAGGTCGCTGAGGAACAAGCTTGTCTTGTAACTCCAATAATATTTATTTTCATATTTCATTAAAAAACACTTGACTTTTAGTTAAAAATATGGTATAATATATGTATTAGTTTCAAATAAATTAAAAAGCAATAAAAGAAAAAAAAAGAAAAGAAAGAAACTAATAAATATATTTTTAAAGTTAGGCGATAGCTATGTGTGTAGTTTACACACCATAGGTTACTTTAGCATATAATGTTTTCTTAAAATATAAGAGTATGTTTTCTTATATGAAATATAATATGCCTTCTAGGAGAAAAGCAATTATGCCCTTCATGACTAATGAAACAGAGAAAGTTTGTACAAAATGCAAACAGAGTAAATCGTTGGAAGAATTTCGTTTCAAGAGAGAAAAGAAACGTCCAGATGGTTATTACAGACCAGAGTGTAAAACATGTGAAAAAATAGCATACCAAGAGTATCAGAAAAAAAAGCTTGACTACTTTAGACAAGTAAATAGAAAGGCATATTTGAAAAAAGTAGGAGCTTTAAAGCGAAGAAGCTCATTACAAATGACCGATGAACTTCGTAGGCAGTATGCTTTAGACAAAGCTACTAGACGAGCAACTAGAGCAAAACAGGCTAGAGTTTATTGGGATAAAGACTTAACAGACTTTATTTATATGGAAGCACACTCTTTACGAAAACTTAGAAATAAGGTTACAAATATTGAATGGCATGTGGACCATGTAATACCTTTAAAAGGAAAGAATATTTGTGGCCTACATGTATGGAATAATTTTGCAGTGATACCAAAAGTAGAAAATCTGCGTAAGGGGAATAATCATTCCGTACATGACTAATGGCAAGAGAGATTATAAAAAAGAGTTGGAATGGGAGCATAAGAAGAAACCCTCTCGTTCTAAAGATAGGGCTGAGAGGAATAAGGCTAGAGGTATGCTTGGTCTCCCTGTAGGTGATCCTCGTGATGCTGGTCATAAGAAAGCTTTGTCTAAAGGTGGTAAAACCACTAAGTCTAATTTAGAACCTCAAAGTGCTAAATCCAATCGTAGCTTCTCCCGTAACAAAGATGGCTCTATGAAGAGTGAAAAGAGTAAGCGTGAGAGGTAGACCATCACAAGCAGCCATAAAGCGTAAGGAATGGGAGGAACGTGGGGTAGCAACTCGTAGTGAATTTAAAGTTGCTCCTGCCCCTCCTAAGCCCGTTGGTAGGCCTAAAGGTTCTTTAAACAAGACTAGGGAAGTAGCTGAAGCTCTCCTTGGGTATAATGGTAATAAAGTTGTTAGGGAAATCCTTCGTAAAGCTTTAGACCCAACAGATAAAGATCAAGCAATGATGCTTAAATGTTGTCTTGAGCGTATCCTACCTCCTGTTAGAGAAGTTAATATTAAGAACTCTAAACAAACAGCTATTAGTGTTATTGTAGAGGGTGTAGAGAGTTTTGTTAGAGATGTTGTAGATGCTGAGATAATTACAGAAGCAGAAGAAGACCTTGATGTTCAAGGGACTCTACCTGAAGAAGCATATGAAGATATTCTAGCAGAGGATGAGGAAGATTAATGGCTTTTCAGAATGACTGAAGAACTTAAAGTTTCTTTCCATGAGGCACAACTAGAAGTATATAAAGACCCTGCTCGTTTTAAAGTGGTTGTAGCAGGACGTCGTTTTGGTAAAAGTTATCTTGCAGCTTGGATTCTCCTTATTGAAGGATTGAAAAGTGAAGAACACGATATTTACTATGTTGCTCCTACCTTTGAACAAGGTAAGAGAATTATGTGGCGTATGTTACAGAAGTTTGGTAGAGGTATCATTTCTCAAACTTATGAAAATACTGCTGTATGTGTTCTTACTAATGGTAGGCGTATTTTTATATGTGGGTCTGATAGACCTGACACCCTTCGTGGTGTCTCTATGGCATATGTAGTACTTGACGAATATGCAGACATGAAACCTATGGTATGGGAACAGATTATCCGTCCTGCCTTGATGGATTGTCGTGGTGGTGCATTGTTTATTGGTACTCCTAAAGGTAAGAACCACTTCTATGATTTATTCATGGATGCTCAACAACGAGAAGACTGGAAAGCATTTAGTTATAAGTCTTTTGATAATCCTTTCCTACAAAAAGAAGAGATTGAACAAACATCTGAAAATATGTCTAGTCAGTCTTTTAGACAAGAGATTGAAGCTAGTTTTGAGAGCTATGAAAGTAATCTCTTTAAGGAAGATTGGATTCAATACCAAGAAAACGAACCTGATGATGGTTGGTGGTTTATAGCAGTTGACCCTGCTGGTTTTGAGAATGTTACAGCAGAGCAGGCAAATAAAAAGAAACGGCTTGATGAAACAGCTATTGCTGTAGTAAAAGTAGGAACCTATGGGTGGTGGGTTGCTGATATTATTCATGGTAGGTGGAATATTCGTGAGACAGCTTTGAATATTCTTCGCACTGCTCAGAAGTATCGTTGTAAAGATATTGGTATTGAGGGAGGGGCATTAAAGAATGCTCTTATGCCTTTTCTAGAAGAACAGATGCTACGCACACATTTCTTTGCTAATATTAAAGCATTAACACATGGTAAACAGAAAAAGACAGATCGTATTGTATGGGCACTACAAGGACGCTTAGAGAAGGGATTAATAAAGTTTAAACGTGATAAATGGTGTCGTACATTTATACACCAGATGTTAGACTTCCCTAATCCTACAGCACATGATGATTTGTTAGATGCTTTAGCCTATATTGATCAAATTGCAATTATTGATTTTGCTTCTGTTTTTACAACTGATATAGATGATTATGAACCTATTGATGAAATAGCAGGATATTAATATGCCAGATTACGCAGCTATGTGGGAACAATATAAGAAAGATGTACTTAATAGAGTACAAAATCCCGGCCAAACCCTTGCTACTGCTCTACAACAAGGGATGCCAACAGAACAAAATCCGCTTGGAATGTTTGGTTTTGGTGGAATGACTAAAGTAGGAAAAGGAATGCCACAAGTCTTTCATTCTAATAGACTTCCAGATGATGTCCCTTCAGTAGGTATCCCACAAAGTCTTTTAACACAATTAGATAAAAATCATGAGACAACTCATTTTCTAGGTAAAAAACTATATAAACTTAAAGATGGTTCTTATATAGATGAAACAGGCTTACATATGTTTGAAAATGATGCTGATTTAGCTAAAGCATTTAAAAATCTAGAAAAAGCTAAGGTAAAAGAAGAAATTTACAATCCAAATTACAAACCTCCTTTTGAGGATACCACACGATGATTAGTAATCCCACAGCACAAGTAGTAGATGGAACTTATGAAGAAGAGAATAAAGAAGAGAAAAAGGGTGCTAAACTTCTAGCATGGCTCCAGACGCGACTTGATCCTTGGCGTGATCATCGCCAAACTACTTATGAAGATAAATGGCATGAATATTATCGTATTTGGCGTGGTATTTGGGCTGCTGAAGATAAAACACGAGATAGTGAGCGTAGTCGTCTTATCTCTCCAGCCACACAACAAGCAATTGAAGCTACTGTAGCAGAACTAGAAGAAGCTACTTTTGGCCGTGGACAATGGTTTGATATTCAAGATGATCCTCTTGATAAAGAAAAAGGTGACGTAGAGCAGATTAAAAATAATCTTCTATATGATCTTGAACAAAATAAAGTAAAATCTGCTATTTCAGAAGCATATCTAAATGCTGCTCTGTATGGTACAGGTATTTGTGAAATCTTAATTGATGAGAGTATTAAGAAAGTACCTCAAGAGAAGGAAATTCAACCCGGAGTGACTGCTCGTGGTGTAGTAGAACAACCTTATATATCTTGTAAATGGAAAGCTATTAGTCCTTTCAATTTTCTAATTGATCCTAATGCTACTACAGTAGAAGAGTCTATTGGTGTTGGTATTGAGACAAAGGAATCTATTCATTCTATTATTCCTCGTATCCAAGATGGTACTTATTTTGATGTAGATATTGGTGGTTTTTCAAATAAAGACGAACTACTCTTTGAAGATGATAATTCTCAAAATGACAATAGTGATTATGTAAAGATTACAAAATATTATGGACTTGTTCCTCTTGACCTTCTAGACGAACTTAATAAAGATAGTACAGAAGAAGAGGAGGGAGATACTGATCTTTCTGAAGATACAGACATTGATTCTGATGATATTCTAGTAGAAGCAATCGTTGTAATTGCTAATGATGACATTCTTCTTAAAGCTATTCAAAGTCCTTATATGCTTCAGGATAGGCCTGTAATTGCTTTCTCTTTAGATAAGATTCCTAATAGGTTTTGGGGTAGGGGAGTAGCAGAGAAGGGGTATAACCCTCAGAAGGCTCTTGACACTGAATTACGCGCTCGTATTGATGCTCTGGCTCTGACTACACATCCTATGATGGCAATGGATGCTACAAGGCTTCCTAGGGGTGCTAAATTCAATGTACGGCCCGGTCAGACTTTGATGAGTAATGGTGATCCTCGTGAAGTATTTATGCCATTTACTTTTGGTCAACTAAGTCCTACTAACTTCCAAGCAACTGCTGATTTTGAACGTATGGTACAAATGTCTACAGGAGCAATTGATACTGCTATGCCTGTAGGGGGTTCTCCTCGTAATGCTACTGCTTCAGGTATGAGCATGATGATGGGTGCCTCTATTAAACGACAGAAGCGTACTCTACTTAATATTCAAGATAATTTCTTAGTACCGGGTATTTATAAAACTGCTATTCGTTATATGCAGTTTGATCCAACACGTTATCCTGCAAAAGACCTAACATTCCTTCCTGCAACAACTATGGGGATTATGGCAAGGGAGTATGAACAGCAGCAATTTATCCAATTGTTGTCTATGGCTCCACAAGGAAGTCCATTGTTCATGTTGCTAATGAAGTCTATCTACGAGAATAGCTCATTGTCCCATCGTGAAGAAGCAATACAAATGCTTACTCAGATGATGCAACCTCCCCCTCCTGATCCTGTGCAGCAACAAATGATGCAATTGGATATGGCGGATAAGCAGAAAACTGTTGAATATAAACAAGCACAAATTCAACAACTTATTGGACAACTTCAACTAGAGGAGCAGAAACTTCAATTAGATGCTCAACTTGCTACAATGGATAAGAGTCCTAAAGACCCTATTGAAATTGAACTTAAACTTAGGGAAATGCAACTCAAAGAAGCAGAATTACATCATCGTATGCAAAAAGAGGTAGCTGAACTAGCTCAAAAAGATACGGAACTTTATATAAAAAATAAAGAAAAAGATAAAAAAGACTTGACAAATTCCTAAAAGTGTGGTATAATATATACATATGAATAATAGTTTAATGAAATATTATGAGAATAGATTTAAAGTATTCTCAGAGGTAGGTTGGAAAGAACTTCTTGAAGATATTAATAATATGAAGGAGGTGATCCAGAATCTACAGAACTGTAAGAATGGAGATGACTTGCTCTTTAAAAAAGGTCAACTAGACATTCTCCAATGGATTCTTACAATACAAGAAGTTTCAGAGCAAGCTTATAATGAGCTTCTGGAAAAGGAATAAAAATGCCCTTGTATGATTGTAAATGTATTTTTGGACATTCATTTGAGAAGATGCTCAAGATGAGTGAGCGTAATCATCGCTTAGAATGTCCTGAATGTGGAGAGGCTGCTCACACAGTTATCTCTCCAGTTAGAAGTAAACTAGATGGTACTGATCCTTCTCTCCCCGGTGCATACATGAAGTGGGAAAGGGACAGAGCTTCTAGAAAACGTTAAAAGATAAGTCTGTAGGCAAGACTCTTTTATAAATATCCTAAAATCGAAAGACAGGAAACCATGCCAGAAATTATTGATGATCTGAATGAAGAACTTGAACTTGACCAAGAACTAAAACAGCAACCTGAAGAAGAAGTAATTGAAGAGGAAGTAATTCCTGAGAAATTCAAAGGAAAGTCTTCTAAGGAAATTGCAGAGTCATATGTAAACTTGGAAAAGGAGTTAGGTCGTAAAGCCCAAGAAATTGGAGAATTGCGTAGTCTAACTGATCAAATTCTACGTCAACAAATCTCAGACAAACAACAGTCGAAACCTGTTGAACCTGAACTAACAGATGAAGATTTTTTTGTTGATCCTCGTGTAGCTATTAATAAGGCTATTGAGAATCACCCTAAAATCAAACAAGCTGAAGAGTTTACCACTCACTTTACTCAGCAAGCAGAGATTCAAAAACGTATGAATGCTAAAAAAGCATTCTATGATAAACACTCTGATGCTGATCAAATTCTTCAAGAACAAGATTTCTTGGATTGGGTAGGTAGTTCTCCTGTAAGGCAACGTCTATTTGCACAAGCAAATAATAATTATGATTTTGTAGCTGGTGATGAGATTTTCTCAACTTATAAAGAGTTGAAGAAAGTAAAACAAGCCAATACACAAATGAAAGCAGATGAGGCTAAAGCAGGACTTAAAGCAGCAGGTGTACCATCTGGTTCTACTAGTTCAGAGTCTTCTACTAAGGTTTTTCGACGAGCTGATCTTATTCGATTGAGAATGACTGATCCAGCCCGATATGAAGCAATGAGTGAAGAGATTCTCAAAGCTTATTCGGAGGGTCGAGTAAAATGAAATAATTTAGGAGATTTATAAAATGGCACTTGGAACTAACCATACTACTATTACTACTGCTGCTAATTTCATCCCTGAGATTTGGAGTGATGAAACTATTGCAGCTTACAAGAGCAAACTGGTACTTGCTAATCTTGTAACTAAAATTAACTTTAAAGGGAAGAAAGGAGATACTCTCCATATTCCTGTACCGGGTCGTGGTTCTGCTTCTGCTAAAGCAGCTTCTACTCAAGTAACGCTGATTGCAGATACGGCTTCGCTGGTTGATGTGTTGATTAATAAACACTTCGAATACAGCAAACTGTATGAAGATATTGCTGAAATGCAAGCTCTGTCATCTATGCGTAAGTTCTACACTGATGATGCTGGTTATGCTTTGGCTAAACGTGTAGATCAAGACCTTGCCCTGTTGGGTGCTGGTTTGGGTGGTGGCTCTATTGCAGGTGCTACTAACTTGTATGAAGCAGCTAAGATTGGTGGAGATGGTTCTACTAACTTTAGTGGTTCTGCTAATGCTAATACAGGTAATGGTACTGCTCTTACTGATGCTGGTATCCGTAAAATGATTCAGACTCTTGAAGATCAAGATGTAAATAGTTCTGAATTGGTTATGGTACTTCCTCCGGTTGAAGCTAACATCCTGCGTGGTACTTCCCGTTTTACTGAGCAAGCTTTCGTTGGTGATGGCTCTGCTATTAAAACAGGTAAGATTGCAGAACTGTATGGTGTAGAAATCTATACTACTACTAACTGTCCTTGGATTCACGTTAATAGTGTTACTGGTACTCAGTCTGTTACTTTCTCTGGTACTGCTCCTACTGGTGCAGCTTATGCAGATGAATTTGGTTTGACTGTAGACTGGAACACTTCTTCTCCTACTGATACTAAGTATCGTGCTGGTCTTCTGTTGCATAAGGATGCTATTGCTCTGGCAGAGCAACAAAGCATTCGTACTCAGAGTCAGTATAAGCAAGAGTATCTGGGTACGCTGGTAACTTCTGACACTGTGTATGGTGTTAAGGAACTGCGTGATTATGCTGGTCTGGCCTTTGTAGTCCCGGCGTAATAGTTAGTTAGTAACACTGGGGCTAGTCTTTGAATAGGCTGGCCCCTTTTCACATAAAGGAATTATAAATGTCATTTACTACCGCTACTGTTGCTTCTGTTGAACGGGGCAGTAAGCAATTCCAAGGGGCTTTTACTGACCAATGGGTTTGCAATCTTACTGTTGATCCTGCTTCTATTGCTGCTGCTGGTGAAGATATTGCAACCTTCACTATTCCCGGTGTTGCTCTTGGAGACGTTGTTGTTGGATTTTCTGCTGGGGTAGACCTTACTACTAATGCAGATGTTCAAGTATATGTTTCTGCTGCTAATACTCTTTCTATTCGTATTTCTAACCTCCATGCTTCTTCTGCTCTAGACCTTGCTACTTCCACTTGGAAAGTGCTTATTGGTCGTCCTAGTTGGTAATATAATAGATGCCCTTCGGGGCATCTCATAGGAGAGTAGAATGAAACTTATTAGTAATTATGGTCAAATTATTGATGTAGTAGAAGAACATGCTCAAATGCTTATTGAGCAAAAAGTATGGAAACCTTATAAGGAAGACTCTAATGGGATGCAAAAGCAAAGGGAAGAAGCCCCCAAAGAAGTGAAAGGACGAAGGAAGGCATGAATGACTACACTCGTCTAGAACTAGAAGTTAAAGACCTTCAACGTGATATTACAGAATTAAAAAATGATATTAAAGAACTAACTGCTGCTTGGATTACAATGAAAGGTACAGCTAATTTTTTAAAATGGTTTGTTGGTCTTGTAATTTCAATCGCTTCAGGTTATGTCTTTCTAAAGGACCATATCTTTAAATGAATGCTCTCCAATTAGTAAATAGTGTATTGCGTAGGCTTAGGGAAGAGCAGGTTACAGACTTTACTGCTTCTTATACAAATCTTATTCTAGATTTTATTAATGAAACAAAAAGGGAAGTAGAGGACTCTTGGAACTGGACAGCTCTTCGTCAAGTACTTACAATCACTACTTCTAATGGAGTAAATCAATATTCTCTTACAGGGGCAGGGGAACGTTTTCGTTTTCTTCCAAGAGAGGGAACAGATAATGTTTTTGCTTATGACTCTACTAATCATACTTATCTTCATTTAGGTAATGGTGATTTTGTAAATAAACAAGCTTATCTACAAACTGTTCAAGCAACTCTTCCAGAAGTATTTGCTGTAGTAGGACAGGATAGTTTTTTTGATCCTATCTTAAAGTTTTATCCTACTCCTAATGGAACATACTCATTGAAGTTTGGTGTAGTAGTGCCTCAAGCTGAACTAACTACTATTACAGATGTTCTTACAGTTCCTTGGTATCCTGTTGTTCTAGGAGCATGGGCTAAGGCTATTAGTGAGCGTGGAGAAGATGGTGGTCAAAACTCAGCAGAACAGGATAGGAATTATTATAACTCCCTAGGAGATGCTATTCAAATGGATGCAGCTAAAGTTGGGGAAACAGTATGGCAACAAGTTTAGTTCCTCTCTCTCTTTCTGCACCCGGTTTCTTTGGATTAAATACACAAGAAGCTGCTGTTGATCTACCTGTTAATTGGGCAGTAGAGGCTGTTAATTGTGTTATTGATAAGTATGGTAGAGTAGCAGCTAGAAAAGGATGGATTCAAACTACTACTACTCCTATCTCTGGTACTCCTAATATTAAGAGTATGCATGAATATATAGATAAGACAGGTGCTTCTACTATCTTATCTTGTGCTGGTAATAAGATTTATAGTGGGACAACTACACTAACAGACTTGTCTGCCCCCGGTACTATTACAGCAGATAATTGGAAGATTGTAAATTTTAATAATAAAGCATACTTCTTTCAATTAGGACATGTACCATTAGAGTATGATGGTTCTACTATTGGATATGCTACTAGAGGATTTACAGCACGAATAGATAGTACTGCTTATTCTTTAAATACTATTGTACGTTCAGCAACAGCTACTCCATATTATTATGTATGTACTACAGCAGGAACTTCTGCTGGTACTCCTCCAACTTGGTCTACTACGGTTGGTGGAACAACTAATGATGGTACAGTAATATGGACAACTTATGAAATTGAAAAAGCAGATTCCGTACTAGGTGCTCTAGGTAGACTCTGGATTGGTAATACGACTACAGATAAAACTGTTGTCTATTATTCTGATACATTAATTGGACATGCTTTTTATGGTGGTAATAGTGGTTCTATAGACCTTAAAACAGTCTGGACTAATGGGATGGATGAGATTGTAGCAATAACAACTTTCAATGGAATGCTTGTTATTCTTGCTAAAAAATCTATTCTATTATACAGTAATGCTACTAATCCTAGTACAATGTCTTTAGTAGAACATATTAAAGGTATAGGATGTATTGCAAGAGACTCTATTCAGGATATTGGAGATGATTTGATCTTCATTTCTAATAAAGGATTAATGTCTCTTTCTAGAGCAGTTAATCAAGATAATATTGCTACAAATGATTTGTCTGCTAATGTTAGGGATGAGTTTGTTTCTTTTATTAATCAGGAAACACCATCTAATATTAAATCTACTTATAATGATTTTGAAGGATTTTACCTAGTATCTTTTCCTACTTCTCAGTATTCTTATTGTTTTGATGTGCGCTCTAAATTAGAAGACCAGACTTTTAGGGTTACTTCTTGGGAATCTTTCTTTCCAACCTCCTTTCTTTCTTCTTCAGATAAGAAAGTATATTTAGGGATGGTGGGAGTAATAGGACAGTATAGTAGTTATTTAGACAATGGTAATACTTATCAAATTAGATATAGGTCTACTTGGCAGCATCTAGATACAAAGACGCAACTTAAACTTCCTAAAAGTTTAGAAGTAACTATTGTAGGAGGATTCAATTCCTCTCTACGTTTGAAAATGGCTTTTGATTATAGTATTAAAGATTATACATATACTAAACAAATCACTACTGGAACAGTATCAGAATATAATATTGCAGAGTATGGTATTAGTGAATATGTAGGAGCTGGTTATATTGGAACTTATAAATATCAACTTCTAGGATCAGGAAGAACATTTAATTTTGGTATAGAAAGTGTGATTAATGGTAGTGCTTTATCTATACAAAAAATAGATATTCTTACTAAAATGGGAAGGATTATATAATGACAGATTATGTAAAGAGTACTAACTTTACTGCAAAGGATGCCCTTCCTAGTGGTAATCCTAGTAAGATTGTAAAAGGAAGTGAGCTAGATACAGAGTTTTCTGCTGTGGCAGTTGCTTCTGCTACTAAAGCAAACAAAGCAAGCCCAA